CATCCGCGAGAAGTCGGAGTCGACCTTGCCGCTAATGGCCTCAATCGCGGGCACCAGCACATCGGCAGTCAGTTTACCCTGCGTACCGAGTTTGCGCAGCGACGAGATCGTGCCGTCGAAACCGGGAATGGCATTCGCCTTTTGGATGCCGGCCGCAATGTTCTGCAGCACCTTGACTGCGCTTTCGCCGAGCGTCTTGAACTCATCGCCCGACAGGCCGTTCGCCGAGCTCAGGCCCTGCACGAACTGCGTCATGGCGACCGCCGCTTCCTGGGCACCCGCGCCTGAAAGCTGGATGCTCTTCTGCACCGTCGAGACGATCGTGCCGAGCGTCTTCTGCGACAGCCCGAGCTGCTCGGTGCCGGCCTTCAGGCGAACATAGAAGGCGATCGTGTCGTTCAGGCCCGAGCGGGTATCGGTCGCGGCGCGCTGCAGCAGCTGGTAGGACGACGTGAACTCGGCCTGATCATTCGTCGCCGCCTTGAGCCGCGCCTGATAATTCTGAATGTTGGCGGTCGCGCCGAGCAGTGCGGCGCCTCCGGCGAGCGCGCTGATCGTCGCCGCGAAGCCCACGCCCGCGCCGCGGAACAGCAGCGCCGCCGAATTGAGCCGCGACGAGACACCGCCGAGCGCGCCCTGAAACGCGCCAGCCGCCGACGCCGCGACCTGCAGCCGGGTCGCGGTCGTGCTGACCGAGCGGTTGATCTGGTTGATGCCGCTGGTGACGCGGGCAGCCGAAGCGACACCTTGCTTTTCGAACTGCGCGAAGTTGCTGGCGACAGCTCCATCCAGACGGGCGGAGATCGTGAACAGGAAGTCGGGTGCCGCCAATGTCCGTCCTCCCTATGCGCTGAAGCTGCCACCGGACGAGAATACGACCGGGGATGGCGCCGCCCGCTGCGTCGAGCCCCGAAGGTTGGAGCGGATTCGGCGGGGCAGCTGCGCGACCTGATTGCGCATGATGGCCTTCGGGTTGAACCGCTGCGACCGACGGGTCACGCGGATGAGAATGAAGGCGACGATGAAACCGACCGCCTTCTTGCCCTGCCGCGCCTTGCCGTGCCGCGGCAGGCGTCGCGCCTGGCCGAAGCCGCGCTGCGCGTTGACCTGCACGTCCCTGGCAATCAGGAACGCCTCGTTCGGCTTTTTAGACTGAATGAACTCGAGCTCGCCAATCTTCCGGTCGAAGCCGCCCGCCTCATAAAGCGCCGGGGTCATCTTGTACCGGCCGACCCGCTGCGGGATCTCGTCGGTCGCGAACGCCAGCCAGCGACCGCGCCGCGGCACGATGGTCGTGTTGGCCTGCGAATAAGCGGCAAGCGCACCCTGCGTCCGCTCGGACCGTCCCGGCGCGAACATGGCGCCGCCGACCCGCCAGCGGCTGCGGCCGTCGCCGATGTCGGGCACCCGGCGCTTCTTCACGTCCGACGTGTAGCGCACCGCCCGGCTGAGCTTGCCCAAACCGGCGCCGACCATCTTTGCCCGGGTATCGGTGACCGTGTTGCGGACCGTATCGTCGACGCCGCGGGCAACTGCGCTCGACAGCCGCTTCAGGGTCAGCTTGCGCTGCACCAGCAGTTGCGACGGCGGCGTGGTGCGGGTCGTGAAATGCACAGGGTCAGCCCGCCTTTCGGTAGCGGGCCAATTCCTCGCCGATGACCCGGAACGCCGCGACGAGCTTGGTCGGCTGGTCGAGCAGCGGACCGCCATCGGGCCACGCACGAAGCGTGCCCTGGCTGTCGAGGCTGTCGAGATACAGCCCGACCAGCTCGCGCTCCGCCTGGGTTACGCTGCCGGCCGGGTTTTCGAGGTAGATTTGCCCCGCGATGTCCCACCCGCCGTCGGGGGTTCCGCCGAAGTCGAACCACTCGGGGTGGAGACTGACGGCGACGGCGCAGCGGAGTTTCCCGCCTCTTCCTTGGTCTGCGCCATCGTGGCGAAGGCGTGGATCGCGAGTTCGTTGAAGGCAAGGCCGATGGTGACGCCAGCAACCTTGTCGGCGATGGCGGCATCTTCGACCTTCAACAGTTCCGTCTGCATCGCTTCGACCGTCTCCATCGGCACGACGCCGGCAGCGCGGGTGAACGGCACGTCGAGGTTCGTCCACCCGACGACCAGCAAGCCGATCGCCAGCCGCGGCGCGTCGATGTTGAACTCGTGGTTGTCGTAGATCATCTTGCGCAGCGGTTGCCACTGGCCGCGCAGCGCCTCGACGAGGGCGTCCACCGCCGCTTCCTCGTCTGCGGCAACCGCGATGCCCTGATCGTCCGATTCCCAAGCCGCCTGCAGCCGGGCCGCGTCGATGTCGTAGGCATCCTCCGACGACAGGGCATTGAGGGCTTTCAGCGTCTCGGCCCGGAAGGCATCCGGGGTGTGGTGCATCAGCCCGGCCTCGACATAGGCTCGCTGGAAGGCCCGACCATCGCGCGAGGTTGCGGGTCGCAGCTTGAACACGGGCGGCGTCGCCAAGTTGCCAAGGCTCGGCGGCGTCCAGTTGACGATCTCGTCCTTGCTCAAAGGGATCACCCCTTGATCTCCGTAAAGAACGGGCGGTCGGCGCGATGGACGTACATGCGGTCGGCGCCGAAGCGGCCCTGTGTGGCGCGAACGACGACCTGAAAGCCGAACGGACGGAGGATCGCCGAGACGGCATTAACGATGAACCACGGGATCATTGCTATTCCTCAAAAGAACGGGATGATGATCGCGACGTCCTTCGACGCGCCGTCGATGTAAGCGTCCCCGCTGTTGGCGACAAAGTCACCGCCGGCATCCGGGGAGCGATAGTTGAGGCGACAGTCTGTGACGATGACCGAGAACAGGTTCCCGGATGCGGCGCCCCACTGGCACACGATCGGCTGCGGCACCTGACCGTCCGCAAGTGCAGTGAAGTCGACGAAAGCCTTGCTCGCCTGGTTGAGCGTCAGGCTCGCAGTGCGGGTCGTCGATGCCAGCTGCGCGGCGTCGTTGCCGCTCGGCTTGTTCGGGTTCGGCGGATAGGCGGCCTGCGCGTTCAGGTCGATGGTGACCGAAGAGCCGCCCATCTGGATGCCGCCAACGGCCAGAACTCCATCACGGAAAGGCGGGATGGCAAGGCCCGGGGTGACGACAGGAGCCGCCTCGTCCGCGTCGGTCTGCAGGTCGCCCGAATAGGTGACCTCGATCGACGGCAGTTCGGTATTGCCGCGCCCGGCGGCCGGCATGTTGATCTTGAATGCCGAGATTGCCATGCCGACACCATCGAAGCGCCGGTTGCCGTGCCACGCCGCCATTGAAAGGGTCGGCACGCTCGCCGACGGCGACAGTTGATACGCGAGCTGCTTTGGCAACTGGTAATTGCCGGTCGCTGCGGCACCGAGCGTGATGCCGAGAACGGCATTCTTCGCAGCCTGATAGTCGCGGATCGGCGTGAAGCTCTTCGGGGCATTGATGGTCGCCAGCTGCGCCAGGGAGACCAGCAGGGCGGTGTAGAGATCAACGGTCGACGCCGCGCCGGTGCCGAGCACCGCCTTAGTCGTCGTGCCGCCGGCGCCGAGCGCTTCCGCCGCGACGGGGATGGCCGCCGCCTGAATGAGTTCGGCGAAGCCCGCCGAGCGCAGCACGCGACCCGGAACCCACGCGCCAGCCGCAGGCGGAGCCGTGCCGCCCGGGCCGCGCATATACAGCTTGAAGCTGATGTCGAGCGTCTTGCCGAGCACGATGTCGCCGGGCTTGTGGATCGAGCCCGTGTATTCGTTGACATTGACCGTGATGCCGTTGATCGCGACCTTCAGGTCGGCGCACTGCAGCAGGTCCGCATTGGACGGCGCGATGAACGTGCCAGCGACGGTCTCAATGACCACCGCCACGGACGAGTTGTTCGAAAGATCGGCCATGACGGCGGTCTCCTATTCAGGGGAATGGGAAGGGTGCGCGGGTGCGCGGTTACTCGTGACCGACGGCGCCGGGCTGGACCTTGTCGACGACTGCCATTTCGCGGTCGGTCTGCGCCTCCACCTCGGGGATGGCCTCGACCTCGGAGATTGGCAGATGCTTCCTGACGAAGCCGAGTTCGGCGAAGTCGCGACCGGCCTTGGCGTCTTCGTGGACGGCGTTCAAATCGACGCTGCCGTTCGGCCAGGCGGGGACGGAATCGGAATGCTTCGACATGGCGCTGATCCTTGTGCTGATGGTCAGGTGAAGAGGCCGGACTGGCCGACGATGGTGTTGAAGTCGCCACGGGGCGTCAGGTACTGCGCCGCGAACGAGAGGGTGCAGTTTCCAAGGTCCGCCGTGTCGGCGTTGCTCGGGTCGGCGCTCTGCTCTTCGAGGCTCTGCAGGCGACCGCCAAGCGTGCGGTCCGCGTGAACCGCGGCGACGATCGCAGCCACCGCGACTGCGTGACGAAGCTGGATGCTGCCGGCGTCTTCGCTGTCCTCAAGAATATCGAGATCAAACTGCGCAGCATGGATGGTCGACGACTGATCAAACGCTTCGAACGCCTGCCCGCCGACGTGCAGGACGAGGGCGGGCCGCTCGTCGTTCGCCAGCGGCTCGTCGTCCGTGCGGTCGACGATGACCGGGCGGCCGGTAACGGCGGTGATCTGCGCGGCGAGCGCGATCTGGACCTGACGAACCGCCGGCGTGCTCATGTTGCGGCTCGCTTCAGGGTCATCTGCCAATGCCGTCCGTCGGGCGACCGCGGCCAGCTGGCGGGGTGGAACGAACGGCCCAGGCGGGGCAGTTCTATGACGTCGAGTTTGCTCGGCACGGGAACGTCTATGACCCTGACCTCGACCGTGGGGTCGGGTGTGGTGCCGGCGACGTTGCCGAAGCCGATGTTGGCGTCCGAGTGATCGGCCCACGCCTTGATGGGCGGGTTGAGCGCGACGCCGCCGCCGGGCCGATAGACGACCTCATCGCCGATCAGCACGAGGCTGATGCGATTGAGGTCGTCGAACGGGTCGCTCACGCGGGCGCGTCTTCCGTACCCGAAGCGTTGTTCGGCACGTCCGGCGCTTCGGTGCTGGTGGAGCCGCCGCGCTTCGCCTTGGGCGTGCTGACGACGTTCGGCGAGGGCTCGCCGCCGCTGCCGCTGCCCGACGCGAGGCCCTTGTTCGGCTCGTCGTCCTTCTTGGCGCGGGACGGACCCTTGCCGGTGCCGCGCATCGTCGGCTTGACGGTGTTGACGCCGTCGACGACCGCCTTGCCATCGCCGGTCGGCTCGCCGCCGACGTACTCGGCGAAACCGCCGTCGACCGCCGACTTGGCTTCGGTGTCGGTCACCGGAAAGGTGTTGCCGGTCGTGAGGACGTGACGGCCGGTCTCGTCCTCGGTCCGGTCCCAATCCTGCAGCATGTGGATCAGCTTCATGTTCCGTCTCCGCTCTGGCCCTCGCAAGGGCTCCGCGCCGCAGCGCGATGAATGGGGTGGCCGCGCCGCAGGAAAGCGCGCGCGGCCAGGGGGCTAACTTAGGTGCTGGTGAAGCGGACGAGCAGGTTCGGCCGCGGATTCTGCTGCGTGTGCAGGACGACGAACTTGTCCTTGCCCGACGGGTCCGGCAGCATCTTCGCGTACCGCGTCTGCCCCTGCTTGTTGACTTCGCTGAGGAAGTCAGCCGGCGCGAAATAGGTGCGGAACAGCTGTCGGGTGCCGAGCGGAACGACGATCGCGCCGCCGGCCGGGATGAACCGGCGAACGGTGACCGAGTTGTCGCTGTTGAGGTTGTTGGCCTCGCCGACATACTCCTCGAACGTCACGCCCTTCAGCCGGAACTCGTTCCGCACGTCGTTGCGGTTGGGCTCCTGCTCGCTGGCGTACTTGTCGTACAGCGCCTTCACCGAAGCGTGGGCGGTCAGCGAGTCCATGAACTCCGGCGAGCACAGGATGCGCAGGCCGGTGATCGTCTCGCCGAACGCATTCTTCTCGTAGAAGCGCTTGATGGTGACGACCAGCGCCGGAATGTCGGCGTTGGCGTTGCTGAAGTTGAAGGCGAAGCTGGTCTGGGTGATCCCGAACTCCGAGAACAGGTCCAGCAGGACCGTGCCGTCGGCGTCGAGGATCTGACCCTTGAGCGCGCCCATCTGAAGGTGCTCAAGGGTGATGTCGTGCTTCGCCGTCATCGCCTCCATGCGGTCGGCGACCTCCGACTGCAGGTTGGCGAGCATGTTCTCTTCGCCGAACCGCCGGATATTCTGAATGTCGTCGGCGGTGATGAAGTCGTCGTGCTCGATGTGGATCGTCTCGATGGTGCGAGCGAGCCGCTTCGGCGGGACGGCCACGGTGGCGCCGTTGCCGCCGCGACGCGACGACTGCAGCAGGTTGAGCACGCCGTTCTTGTATTCGACGAGCGCGCCGGTGGTGGCGATCGGCTTCGGCGTGAACAGCCCGAGCTCGGTCGTGCGACCGTAGGTGTTCGGGATGATGTTGATCGCCTCGGTGAGGGTGCGGGTACGGAAGCCGTCGCCCGCGAAGAAGTCCACAAGAGCCATTGCTCTCTCCTGTTATTGTCGTGTGGGGGGACGGCCGCCGCGGGGATCGCGCCGGTCGGTTGGTTACGCGCCGCGGCGCGCGATGATGCCCGAGTTGGCCTCAAGCTGAGCGGCGCCCGCATCGCGGAGTGCCTGGGTCGTGAAGGTCGCGCCGAAGATCAGGGCGTTGCTGTTGACCTTGCCCTTGCCGCGCCGGATGATGACCGCCTTCTTGTCGGCGCTGGTCGCGTCGATCATCTCGAGAAGCACGCCGCGGCACTGTTCAAGGCCCGTCGCGCCGGAGGCGGTCGCGACCGACCACTTGCCGTTTGAGGTCTTGATGCCGATCACGGTGCCGATGTCGAGGACACCGTTGCCGGTCTCGATGGTCACGGTCTCGCGGCTGTAATCGTTGGTGGCTTCGTCCTTCAGGACGTCGCTCGGGTAACGACCCTGGTTCACAACGGCCATATTACTTCTCCTTCTTCGCGTAGCGCGCGGCCATGACGGACGCGACGGTGGGGGCCGGGGCGTCGCCGCCATCGGTGGCGGTGATCTTCGGGTTGTCGCCCTCGCTCGCCATGCGAGCGCCGAAGTCGGTGGAAGCCTTGGCCGCCGGAACCTTGCCAATCGCGGCGAGGATCTTGTCGGCGCCCATGTCGCTGTCGGCGAGCAGGTCGACCGCCAGGTCCATGCGACCGACAGCAGCGTCGCTGCGCATCACGGTCGCCCAGCGCGAGCGCTCGGCGGCGACGGCGGACGCGGCCATTTCCGGCTCGTCCTCGTCGTCCTTCTTCGGCTCGCCGTCCTCGTCGGTCTCGACGGGGTCGCCCGCAGGCTTCTCCGCATCGTCGGCCGGCTCATCGGCCTCGGCGTCGGTCTCCGTCTCCGTCGGCGGCGCCTTGTCCTTATCCTCGGCCTCGGCCGACTGGCCGCCTCCAAGAATGCTCATCAGGCGCGTGCGGATGCTATCGCCCTTCATGGTCGACATGCAGTGTCTCCTTTCGGTTCGGTCAGGTGGCGGCGAGAAGCGCCATGAAGGCGTCAGATTCGGACGCCACGGTGTCGGCGAACCCGGCCGCGACCGCGTTCTTGCCGCTGTAGCAGCGGGCCTCGGTCGCCAGCACGGCGTCCTTCGTCATGCCGCGACCGCGCGCCACCGTCTCCGCGAACAGTTCGCGGGTGGCGTCGCACTCGGCGGTCAGTTCCTCGAGCACGCTCTTCGGCAGGCGCTCATAGCGGTTGCCGTCGACCTTGTGCTCGCCGCTGTGGATCAGGGTGACGGCGACGCCGCCCTTCTTCAGAGCCTCGCTCATATCCATGTGGAGCATGACGACGCCGACCGAGCCGACGCCGCCGGTACGCGGGATGATGACCTTGTCGCACTGGCTGGCGAGCGCGTAGCCGGCGCTGAAGCTCATCTCGTTCGCCATCCACCACGTCGGTTTGCCGCCGTTCGCGGCCGTGCCCTCGTAGAGCTCGTCGGCGAAGTCGAAGCAGCCCGAGACCTCGCCGCCGGGCGTGTCGCCGTCGAACATGATCGCCTTCACGTCGTCGTCGGCGCGCGCGGTGCGCAGGATCTGCGCCAACCCGTCATAGCCGGTCATCCCCGACCACGGGTGAACGCTGCCCAGCTTGTGAACCAGCGTGCCCTCGACCGGAATGATCGCGATGCCCTCGACCATCTCGTAAAGTTTGCGGACGCGCTCGGGTTCGCTTTCACCCATGAATGCCAGCTGCTCGAGGTCCGCCTTTGCCAGTGCGCGTGGCGTGTCGTCGAACTCCAGGCTCACGATACCGAGCCGGTTGGCGAGCGCCGCGACCAGCATCTCCGCTTTCTCCTGGCGGATCATCAGCGGCGCGTTGAACAGTCGGCTAGACAGGTGCGCGAAGCGGGTCATGCTCATTTGGCCGGGCCTTTTTTGCGCGGCGGCGGCGGCATGTCGTCCGCCTGATCGTCGGCGGGTGCCGCGGCCATCGGTCCGGCTTTCTGCGGCGGCCATGCGATGCCGTAGTCCGCAGCAAGCGCCTTCTCGGCGGCGAGTTGCGCGAAGTGGTCTTCGGGGTCGCGGCCATCCTCGGCCAGATAGTCCGCCAGCGTGTATTGGCCGCTCGACAGCAGCGTCTCGCCAGCGTTGGCTTCCTTGTTCGGGTCGATTGCCGCGGTGCCCGGGCTGGTCCACACCAGACGGCAGTACGCCGCCCGCATGTCGTAGTAGGACGGCGCGCCGCGCGGTAGTTTGATACGTCCGGTCTCGATCGCTTCCTCGAGCCAGCAGTCGACCATCGGCGTCAGCGCGCCCTCGGCGAAGCACTCGAGATCGGCCTGGTCGTCCTTCTTGACCTCGGCGCTGGCGGCACGGGCGCTTGAATAGTTGACCTGCGAATAGTCGTAGGTCAGCTGCTCGTAGGTGACGCCGCCGGCCGCCGCTACGCCGCGCAGCCATACGCGCTGCGACGTCTCAAAATCGCCGCCTGGCCCTTGGGGGTTGACCGTCTGGAACTCTTCGCCGGGCAGCAGGTGCCCGACCCGCGCGCCGTTGAAGATATAGCTGCGGTTCTCGTAGAACTGATTCTGAAACAGTGAGTATGCCTCGACCGCGCCCAGCCCGTCGTCGTCTGCGCCGTCAGGTGCTTCGGTCAGCGCCTTGAACATCAGATCGGACGGCAGCGCCGACTTGATGAATGCCGCATAGGTGGCGTTGATACCGGCGCGCTGCAGCTCGAGTTCGTCGCGCTTGCCGAGCATCCGCATCTTCGTCATCACCGGAGCCAGATGCGAGATGCCCTGCGTCTGCTCGGCCTGCGTCTGGTCGAAGCAGTGGATGACGCGCTTCCGGCCCCATGCCGTGACCGCCATGATGCGCGTCCAGCTGAAGTTCTTCGACAGGTCGACCATCAGCAGGTCGCCCGGGTTCGCGTTCCGAATCCAGTAGGCGACGGGCGCGCCGTAGCTATTGATCTCAATGCCGTCGCGCAGCGTCGACGAGTTGGGCTTGCCGTAGGGGTTCGACAGGCGCTGCGGATCGACCAGGCGAAACGCGGTGCCATAGCGCCCGCCGCGGTTCGGCAGCCACATCGGCACCGTCAGGCAGCGGCCATCGACCTTCCAGTGCCGATAGAGCACCCGGGCCATCATGCCGAAGTTGAGGCGCTGACCAGCATCGCAGTTGCGCGCCGGGTCGCGGGTGAACAGCGCCCACTCGGACTCAATGGCCTTGTTCAGTTCGCGCCCCTGCTCGGCGGTGATGCCGAGCGCGTTGTAATCGACCTGCACCTGCAACTTGACGTTCGGGCCAAGGACGTTGTCTACCTTCCGCTTGATGAGCGAATGCGCGACCTCGTTATTGCGCACCAGATCGTGAGCGCGGGCGTCGATCGCCTTGCGGTCCTCAAGAATGGCAGCGTCTGGCGACAGGCCAGCCGGGTTCCATGCGCCGAGCTCGACAGATGACGTGCTGGCTGCCGCATAGGACGACGAAGTCAGCCACGCGCCCTTGCGGAGCGGCACGACGTTCCCGGTGGTGGCGACATCGCTCATGCAAACATCGGCCGCATTGAGCCGCGGCGGGGCAGGTTATTCACCGCACCGCCGGCGTCCGCGATCAAGCCGTCCAGCTCGGACAGGTAGCCCTTCAGGTCGTCGACGTTCGCCTTCGCATAGGTCAGCCGGCGACCGTCGCGCCAGACCTCGACGACCGTCTTCCCCATGCGCAGTTCGTGAAGGGCCGCAGCTACCTCCACGCGCCGTGCTTCAAGGGTTGCCAGATCGTCCGCCATCAGGATGCGAGCCTTTCCATCAAGTTCGAGCGCCGCTCCGCCAGGGTTGCGGGTCGCATAGGCGGAGCGGCGCCGTCCTGCGCGTCCAACCCTGGGGAGAACCGATCGACGCGCAGAATAGGTGTTGCCCACGACGGCGGGCGGTTGATCCAGTCGATGCTCGGCCGGTCCGGCTTCAGCATTTGGCGAACCGCCTCGTTGTAGGCGAGTAGGTCCAGCGTCTCGTTCGGCCCGCGCCGCGTCCACACACCGTCCACCAGCGCCTCGTTCGTCAGCTCGTCGATGAATCGCGGGTCGAAGTCCGCAGGCAGGTGAACGTAGCCCGGC